CTTCTTTATTTATTCCAAAATAGTCTCGTAATGTATCCAAAGTATAATTTTTAAGATCATTATTGTGTTCGAACCATAAGAAAACCAAGTTCATTATATCAACAACATCTCTTGGGAAAAATACATCCGTAGTTCCCTCTTTATTTGTATTACCGTATTTTTTGCTTAATCTATCTATTATCTTTAGATCAAACCTATGTATATTATACCCAGCAGCAATCGGAGCACTAAATTGACTTTTTTTAGATGATCTAGCGTGATACATTTCAAGATAGTTTATGAATAACTTCCAAGATTGTTCTTGCTGAGGATATTCTTTCCATTGATTTAATATATCATCCTTGGAGCAGCCTCTGACTTTGGCATGAAAGTCCAAAATATCTGTAGTATATGTATAGTTAATGTCTTTTTCTAAAGTTTCTGGCTTAAAAAAGATATTAAATTCCGACTTTGGTACAACTTCCAATTTAATGGGATCAATAATCACTGCCGCAATTTGAACAGGACTACATTCTACTGGGTTTGATCCGTCTGTTTCAAAATCGAATACGCAAATCTTGTTATAGTTAATCATTAACTTCTACTTCCGTAATTGGTGTGATCTGTATTTTTGTGCTAGGGTCTGTTACTTGCTTTGCATTATTTACTCTACAGCAACTAATTCTTTCATCGGGAATTTTTTCATATTCAATTCCGCCAGTAGTAAATTTATCGCCCACAGCTAAATCCATAAACTTTTTAAGACTCATAGTTATTCTCCATTCTTAAGTATGTCTTTTATGGTCATAATCTTATCAAGCATTGCTACGCCAAGAATATCGAACTTAATAACTCCGATACTCTCCAGATCTTGCATTTCCATACCAGCAATCAATTGTTCATTTTTTGAGTCATAAACCATAGGACAAGTCTCCTTTAATGGCATTGAACTAATTGCTATACCGGCTGCGTGTTTTGACTGGTTAGACTTAGTGCCCTCTAATCTTATAGCCTGCTCAAATCTTTTGGCAAGCGGCCCTTGTAATTCATTGTTTTCGTCTATAAAACACCATTCCTTAAGCTTGTCCGGATTATTCTCCAGAGCCCATCTGATTATAGATGCTTCGCCAGTTTCCTCTTTCATTTCTTGAAGTTCATCCGCTATCTTAGCTTCATCAGGTATGTTTTTTGTTATTTTATTCATTTCATCAAATGTAATATTTCCGTATACTCTTAATACATCCTTTAATGCACCTCTTCCTTTGATAGTATTAAAGGTTACCATTTGTGAAACTTTATCGTGTCCATATTTTTGTTTTATATATTCTATAATTAGTTCTCGCTTATTAATTGGAACGTCAACATCAATATCTGGCATAGATATATGATCTTTACTATTGCGTCCAGCATTATAAAATCTATCAAACATCAGATTGTATCTTAATGGATCAATACTTGTGATACCTATTAAATATGACACTAAACAACCAGCCGCACTACCTCTCCCCGGCCCAGGTAACCAATTATTGTGTCTGACATAGTTAACTATATCTTGAACAATTAAAAAGTAGCTAGATAATCCAGCCCCTTGCAAGACTTCTAGTTCGTACTTGATTCTGTCGATGTACGACTGCTGATCATCTTTTGGTATTGCATTGGCTATTTTTTCTCTCCACCCATCTCTACATAGTTGTCTTAGATATTCATCAGGATTGTATGAATCTGGGCATTCAAACGGAGGAAGATTAGGATTGCTCAAAATATTATATTCTTCACACATATCAGCAACTAAATTTGTATTTTCTATTTCTTCTTCTGTATGAAGACTATTTATTTCTTCCTGAGATAGTATATGAAAGTTATCAGAGGTGAAAAAACAAGATAAAGGAACATCTTCTCCATTAGATATTTTTCTACTGATTTCTGGAAAAGTAGTTTTGATGTTATTGCATAATAGTATTCTTTGGTCATTAGAATCTTCTTTGCGACAATAATGAGCATCTGGTGTGCATATTACTTTGGTATTTGTAATCTTGCCCAGTTGTCTAATAACATCAGTAAGATCAACTTGAATAGGAGTATTGTCTTTGTCCATCAATTGGCTTTCCAAAAAAAAGTTTTCTGGTCCAAATATGTCTTTCATTTGTTTAATTAAATTGACACCTATTTTTTCCCAATCTTTGATCAATCCATCATTTTTAATAATTTTATCGGCTAAAACCGATCCTAGATGGCCACAAATACCTATGAGATCGCCGCCAGCAAATGCTGACAGAGCCTCAAAATTGAGCCTGGGCTTGTGATAATAAAAGTCTGGTCTGTTGGACTCGGAGATCAGACGTATTAAATTTTTCCAGCCTTTGAGATTTTTGGCCAATACTATAAAATGACTTAGTTCTTTATTTTCTTTGCTTTGTATTGTTGGATCATTATTACATATATATAGCTCACAACCTAAAATCGGTTTGATGCCTTTTGTTTTCATTTCTTTGTGAAATTTTATAGAGCCAGCAATATTTCCGTGGTCGGTCAAGGCACAAGCCCTTGCATTAATTTCAACACACCTATCTGCGATTTGTGAAGGTTTAGATAGACCATCCAATAGACTAAACATCGAATGACAATGGAGAGGAACGTAATTTTTCATTCTGTGCTTCCTGGCGCCTTGTATTTTCCTATAGCATACCCCGGTATAGTATACTCGTCAACCACCGTGTCTATACCTTTTATTTCTATATCGTGCTTAATTTGCTCACATTTCGTCATTAGTCTGTCAACTGGTGTTAGTTGATTATCTCTATATTCGCTTATAGGATGTATATGAGTGCTATCAAAAGTTGTTTTTCCAAAATGACATAATTTTGTACATTTCCAACTTTTATTTAGTTGTGGAATTTGTGTCTGTTTTATTATTTCAAATTTTTCTTTCAACATATTTTCTGTAGATATAAGATCGCTATCGTCATAGCATATTGTAAATGGACCACCATCATTAATAAAATTTATAGTAATCATTACGTGCTTGATATCAGGATACAGTTGACTTACGGCATAATGGTAAATTTTCAGCTGTGGATCTTTTTGTAATTTTTCTGGAGTTTTTTCTTCTCCAGTTGCCCAATCCAATCTTCTACCAGTTTTCCAGTCTATTATCTCGATAGTGTTATCGTCTACTTTTGTAATTAAGTCTATGGTGCCTTTTATAGCTAAATTTCCTTCTAAAGTTTGTCCTTGATAATCGTATTTAAATTTTGCCCATTTTCTTTTTATCTCAATATCAAAGTGTTGTTCTGGTTGAAGTATATTTCTGTTTCTAGGATCAAACATACCTCCGTTGTAGTCCAGTGCCTTATGAACCCATGAATGACAATCTTTGTAATCTTTTAGTTCCCATTCATGGTGAGTGAATTGACTAGTATAATAATTATATACTTTTTCAATAAGCGTATTAACATTATATTTTTTAATGTTGATCGACCCAACAACATCGTCTACTATTTTAGTTTCGGAATTTTGTTCGGCTAACTTGATACACGCTAGGATCTCTAATACTTTGTGTACTATTGTTCCTTTATCAGCTTTTTTATTAGATGGCGATCTTATACCCAATACATATTCTATAAAGTATTGTTGTGGACACATGCAATGCGTCCCATAAGAGCTGCTTCTTAAGTATGTTATTATGATAGTATCATTCCTTTATTTTTAAGAAATTGGACAATAGCATTGTTTCGCTCATCGATTCCTAGGCTCTCATTATCTATGACTAAATCAAAATTATTGGGATCATATCTTTCTGGATCTAATGCAATTTCGCTTAAATGGGTAGAATTAAACGGATTACGAGTTAGTCTAATTATAAAACCACCAGCATTGCGTATGGCCTCTAATTCATTTGGGAATCTACAATCTGCTATGATAGCAAAATCTAGATTTTCATTCTTTATTTTTTTGATCGTGGCATTAGTCCATACTTGATTTAGCATTTTGCGAAAAATATCGGTACCAACAACTTGCATGACTTGTCTCGCTGTCATAAAACCGCTTGGATCATAATCTGGTTGTTCAGTATAGTTATTTTCGTATCCTACCACATTTTCCCATCTGATATTAGTCAATGAATTTTTTTGATCATCGTCGCCATAACATTGTTCTTCTGTTAATCCCAATATATTCATGCATATGTCTTGTTTTAACGGGTCTGCAAAATTATAGATTTTGGATGTGCCGGTTGTATACTGGGAAAATAAAGACTGCATGAATTGAGAACTAGTAGTTTTACCAGATTGTTTTCTTCCAGAAAATGCTATAATCAGTGTCATATTATTTTTCCTAAGTACTCTTTGATTTCTTTATTTATTTCTTCTGTTGTCATATCAGCAATATCTGGTTTGGATATTTCTGGTATAAAAATTCTATATGTATTTTGGCATTTATTTTTTATCTGTTGTGCGGCTTTTTTGCCTGCCTCATCATTATCTGTTAATATAACTATATTCATCGCTCCGCTAGAATCAAGTATGATTTTTTGTCTATCGCTAAGTGAGGATCCAAAGATTGCTACGCTATTATGAATATTATTTTCTTCTAATTTCCACACGTTGCCAGGACTTTCAACAACAATAACGGTATGATTTTTTAGTATATGTTCTTTTGCAAGCCAAAAATTATACAAATGATTTTGGCTTTTAAATTCGTGATTATGCTTCCACTTGGGGAACTTCCATCTATCTGACTCATTGGGGCATTTGGTTGTAGGGTTGTGAAAACACCCACATTGTGTACATTTTTCAAAAATGGATCTGCCAGTGCATCCGACAAGATAATGATAATTGTTGTCGTATATTGGTGCAACTGCCCTGTTGTACATCTCCTTATCTACTCTATCACAAACTCCGACATCATATTTATCTAATATCTCTTTAGAAAAGCCTCTATTCATAAAGTAATCTGCTGGAATATTTAAAGATTTTCTAACCATCTCTCTTGTGATTAGAGATTTATTTTCTATTGGAATAGTTTTTTTAACATGATTAACTACATTTGCAAATAGAGCTTTATTTTTATCGGATTTAGATATTTTGATACTCTTTAAGTCTTTGTTCAAAAAAGATAAACAGTACTTTAGGGCTTCATCAAATGAGCAATTTTCGTCACCAGCTTTTGACCAACCATATTTTTTACTAGATAAAACTCCTCTAACAAACCCTATTATTGATCCTTTAAAAAATTGTTCACAATTATGGGTTCTACATTTCCAGTTGCCTCTATATGTTTCACCTTGATGATATATATTTACTGCCGATTGGTTGTCTCCATTATGGATTGGACAACACATTGATACCATCTTTGAAGACATAGAATATTCAATGTCCAAAGACTGCAATAATGATTCTATATTATCGCATAAATCATCACAAACTACTTTTAGTTTGGATTGATCAAGCGAAGGGGATTTCTTGTTCATTGTCCTTGTCATCTACTATTTTAAATCCTTTATCAGATCCTGTTTTGTTATTTACCACATCTAGACGTGTTCTTCCTTCTGTTATTTTTGCACACCAACCTTTCATGTAGCAATTGATATAATCATTATCGTCTAATCCTCCACCGTGGCGACTAATGAGTGGGACCAATTTTCTGTTACCGTTATTGGGTCCATCTTCTGCAATTTCTTCGTCGCTCTTTCTTTTGAATATGGTAAAGTTGCTACACAGCCAAATGATTCTATCTGAGCCAGAAGCGGTGTCTGTACTTTCTTTTGTAATCCCGTCTCTATTTAATTGTACGAAAGCTACAATAGGTACTTTATATCTTATTGCAAAATTATGCAGGCTTGTCATCATGAATCCAAGAACCTGGTATTCTTTCATATCTTGTGATATTCCAACGCTATCCATAAGCTTTAAATAATCATAAAAAATTACGCAGTCTTTTGCTGTGCCATCATCATTTAATCCAACTTCTTTAACTAGCCATCTTCTCATTATTGCCAATTGATCTTCGAAAGGTTTCCCCGCAATGCTTTTGTGATAAATCTGCATTGTTTTAACTGATGATGCTGCTTCTGTTATTTTTGTTTTTTTGTCTATTGATTCAGAGAATCTGCCTGTCTCTATATCATTGATCTCTATCTCTGTCATCATTGCCAATATTCTATTAATATGATCCTCTTTAGTCATCTCGGTATCCATATTTAGTATTGGTATACCAAGTTTGGCTATATTTGTACTCATATTATCTGACAATAATGTTTTGCCTGTTTTTGGTCGTGCGGCAATAACATTAACAGTTCCCTTTCTTAATCCTCCACCGATAGATTGATCATATATCGGAAAACCAGTAGGTATACCGATTTGATCAACCTTGTTAGTTTCTAGATTTTTTATGTAATCGTCTAGTGATTTGCCTATTTTTTCTGGAGAGTTATCGGTATCATTCAGTAACGAAGTAAAATTAAAAATACTATCTTCGGCTAATCCTATGATTGATGATATAGGCTCGCTACCTGTTACATCCAGAATTTTATCTTGAGCTAATTCTAGTTGTTGTCTAAGTAATCTTGCTATTTCTAGCTTTCTTATCTTGGCAGCAAATTTTCTAACATTTTCTTGGCTAACAGGAAAATCCATGATAGCTTTTAGGTGTTGTGCTTCTTCTTTCTTTAGCAGAACATGGTCCAGACTTAATTCTTTTGCAGCAGAATAGATCGAGGCTATGTCTATTGCATTATTTGTCCCAGATTCGCATATTCTTTTCAAGCACTTGAAAATAATAGAATTACTATCAATTGTAAACGATGTCTCTTGAATAATATCTGCGACATCGTAATATGCCTCATCATTATAAGAGCATATACCAGCCAAAACTGCTCTTTCGGCAGCGGGATCACTTAGAATCATTTTTCATCCAGCGGAGGTAGAACACTTGTTACACTTATATCTATCGACAGAATCCTGAATAAGTCCAGGACTCACTTCTTCACGCCTTCCACAAACCCTGCACACAACTTTGATCATGCTGAACTTTCTTGCTCTAGGCACAGAAGGTTGAGTTCTAAGTTTTTTATCAATAATTGTATCCTCTTTATGAAGATTTTTTTCTGGCATTGAATTAAACTTGTTTGTATGTTTTTCTTTTTTGTGTCGTCTTTTTGTTTTAATAGATTTAACGACAAAGTCTTCATCATCAGTTTCTTGATGGTTATTCGTATCCGTATTCTCGATTTGAGTTTTTTCTACAGAGGGAAGCATCCCTTGGAGCATCTGTATCATAGCCTGTATTTGTTCTGGTGTCAGATTATCCATTTTTGATTACCTTTATTTTCTGTATAGACAATAAAATGTCTGATAAATTTTTGATACCATTAGCTAAATATGATAGTCTATCACTTCTTTGCTTAGCATACTTCTTGATTTTGTTTAAAGATATAGCTCTATCATTATGTTTTATCGCTTGATAAGATTTTTCAATATAGCCATACCCTTTATAATTATTTACTTCATCCGATATAACTTCTTTGATGGTCTCTTCGGCCCAATTGTATCTTGCTATTTCTCTATTTATCGTTCGTTGAATATGAAAAGAAAATTGACCTAATCTATAAGATATTTGGGCACAATCTTCTGGAGTTAATTTTTCTAATTGATCTCTGCTCATGTGCAGATATTCATTTAATTCATTTTCTGGTAAACAATTGTTACTATACTTCGGTAGACCAAGTCCATTCTCATATTCATCTAGAAGATTATCCCACTCATTAAGTTCTTCTTTAGACGTTTTGGTTGTCATGTTCTATTCTTTCTTTCCATTGATCTGTGTTTTCATTGTATGGTAATTCAACATATTTAATATTGTTTATTTCGCACCATTCTTGCTTTTCTCTGTCTCTTTTTTGAGACTTTAAGAAGTTCAATATCGTGCTATGATAAAATGGAATAAATTTATAGTGCTGTTCTCCATGTACCTCTATACATACTTTTTTTAATGGTATGTAGAAATCTAAATATAGTGTTTCTCCTTTTCTCAATTGAATAGGAACTTCTTCCAAAATTTGCATTGTAGGATACAATTTATTAATCATGGATCTTGCTTGAAGATGAAAACTAGATTTATTTATTATTTTTCCTTTTGCAATGTGTCCTGTTAGTGTCCAGTTAACATTGTTCCCATCCAAGTCCTTGATTAGCATTTTAGGCCCATTGTATCTTTTATGCTCTTTACCAAAGAGGTGTATGCCTTTTGGTTTTCCAATAAGTAGTTTCTAACTTTTTCAGTACCTTGAAACTTGGGTTTATCTTCGAGAGAGGTAAGGGTATACCAAGCACCTCCTTTATGAATCAAACCCATATCAGAAGCTAAAACTATTGCCTCGGTATATTTATCTATACCTTCTCCATATCTCAGATAGCTAGTAATATTTCCTCCAGGTGGACCGAGAGCGGAGCATATTACTTGCCATTCAATTTCTTGGCCTATTTGTGTACTATCAGCACTCAATGTCCAAGGTTTAAAGGTTTTGGCTCTTAACTTTATATCTGTTTGATACGCTATCGCCTGTCCGCTTTTCTCTTTAAACTCTGCACCATATCCGGTTGGATTACCCATCAAGTGTGTGATTCCTATTACTATATTTTTATTAACAGGAATTACATTTGCTACCTTACGACAAAATTTTGCTAACAGTTTGGCACCATCTGCACGTTGCATCTTATCCATTTCGCTAGTAATTTCTGCTTCTGTGCATAATGCAGAATAAGAATCTATAATCAGAACAGACCCTGGAACCTCATTGATGATTTTTTCAGCAATTTGTAGATACTCTTCTGCGTGTAAAATTTTACCCTGTTGACTTCCTATTACATGAAATTTATCTAAATTAATTCCTGGTATTCCTTCTAAATCACGTTTTTTCAATCTACCCTCGATGTTCAGGTAGTACACTTCTCTTGTCTCTTTCAGATCTCCTTTGTATTCTGCTCTTTGTGCTGTAGCCGCAAAATCTAGTGAAGTTGTTGTTTTTCCGCACTTTGGTTGGCCCGTTAACACTACGAAACTACCTTCTGGTATTCCTCCATTAAGTATGATATCTAATGATGGACTTACCGGTATCACTGTATTTTTTCTATCAACTATGGCATTGCCACTAAGAATGATATCGTCACCAAAATTTTTCACTACATCTTCTTTAAGACTCATTATCTAATTCCTTGAGTTTTGATAAAATATTTTTCTTTCCGATATTATTTTGAAAAACAACATCTTTTGATTCCTTAATATCCATCTTTTTTGATATGGATGCATTCTTGCTTTGATTTGCAGCAATGATTTTGACTTGCTGCTCTATCATACCGACAAGGTGTGGTGCTCGCAAAGAATAGATTTTTCTTCCTCCGTCGCTATTTAAAGCTTTTATAATGGCTTGAGGAGGATATTGTTTTACTAATTTATTGGCTGATGCAATTTGATTTCTATAAAACATCGCCCAACTTTTTTGTAACCAAAATCTATAATGCAAATCTAATTTATCTTTGGCTGCTTTTCTTTCACATATAATTTCTGTAATATATTGCGCTGCTGATACAGTTTTTCCATTTGAGTACTTGGAGTAATATTTTTCATCCATCATATTCTTGTTTAGTAAATGTTTCTTGACATGTCTCTGTCAATTTTTGTTGAAAACGACTAGTAAACTTTTGTACATATGTGTTATAGTCTTTTTGAGCTGGTACTGGGATATGATAATTTTTCTTTATCATTTCTTTTGTTTCTTTTAGATATCCTTTTTCATCTACTTCACTGATCTCTATGGTCATTGAAACCCTTATTTCGTGAGGATTTTTGCCTATATGTACTGGTTCGATAACTTCTGGATGCTTTTGGGAAAAATCTAATGGCTGATCCTGATTTAATTCATCGAACTTAGCCTCTCGTGCAGCATCAAATTTTTCTTTTATCCTATTTTCTATTTTAGAAAGAAGTTTTTTTTCTTCTTCAGATAATGTTTCTAGTATGTCATTAGTTTCCATTTGGTCTATATATTCCTGGGGTGTCTTGTTTTACGGTACTGGTTCTTTTTTTCTTTGCTTCATCATTGATCATAGATGATTCTTTGGTCATTATAGCAACATGAGATTTTTTGTTTGCTGTTTCTCTTATCATCATGTTTTTAGACTGAGAATTGCCTACTGGTTCTGATTTAGTTTTTACCTTGTTTGTATTGTCTACAGACGATATTGCAGTTTGTACCTGTTTTTCTGGTATGTCTAGTTCTTCGGCAATTTTTTCTGTTGACCAACTACTATGGTTTAGCCATAGAATAGCGTACTTTTGTATTTTATTTAATTTAGCCATGATCTATTCAGTCTCCCTTTCTGCATTAAAAAGCCATGAAGTATTTTTTGTATTCAAAAATTTTATATACCAAGCAAATGTTTTTTCATTAACTTCTTTAAATTTTTTATTCCCTCTACAGATTCTATTTAAAAATGTTATTTCGTTTTCTGATCCATATATAGAAATTGGATTATAAAATTTACCACTATTTGATAGTCTTATAGTATATTTGACTGATCCGTCTTTTCTAAGACTTTTTTTAGCAAAAACTTTATCTCCGTCTTTATTTTTTTTTGCAGAACCTTCGTCATCGATGAAATCTTCTTGACCTGCCAAAGTATAGTAGTCATTAGTTTCGGTTTCTTTTTCTGTCTTACCAGAAAAAACACTTCTTGGGTTAAAAATAAAATTGCTCATATTATGTCCATTTTGGTTTTTGTTTAGGTTTCTTAATTCTTG